CCAGCAAACCCTCGGGAGTTCGAGGGGGCGCAGTGGAACTGGCGGGGCCAGCGACGTAATGCGTAGGTGGGCGGGTCTCGGGCGTTTGCTCAGCATGGTTGATCGCGCCGGCAATCGCGCGCGCAGCCAACTCCGTGGCCACATCGCGCGCTAAGTTGGCTCGACCGACATTCCTCCGCGCGGCTCTTTGCTCGGCATCGCGCATGTCCATAACCTGCTCAGCAGCGACATCTTCGGGGAGAAGGATGTCGTCGATGGGTCGCGGACGGGAAAAGTGGCTGATATCTCTACGCGTGGGACCCGCGTACGTGCGCGCCTCGCCAGGCAGCAGCGGGCGCGGGCGGCCGGTGAGGGTGTCGACGGGGTCGACGCGCTCACGTAACTCGCCATTGACGAGATCGAATTGTCCAGAGTGGTGCATCGGGGCAGCATCACCGAAGTGCTGGGCGAGCTGTCCATTGGTCACTCTGGGCACCATGTTTTAAAATTTCATAGCGGGGCGCTGCAGCGCCCCTCCGCCGGTGGGCGGTGACGGGTTACGTCCGTGGTCTGTCAAACCACCTTGTCCCGGACGTGAAAAGCTTATTCCTCGGCAGCCAAAAGTCGGCCCAACATGGGCTCGACGTTGACTACCATGCCCATGGCTTGATGGGCATAACGCAGGCTGAGCAACTCAAACTCTGACAAAGCCATGTCGTAGTAAGCGCAGAGCCTAGCGACAGTATCGTGGGCGGGTTCCGCGCGAGAACCTCGGTAGGATGGACGCTCAGGGGAGTCTTCAGTGCTTGACCAAGGGCCGCTGCCCGTAGCCTGAAGAACGCTCAAGAGGATGGCCCTCATGACCGGCACGTGAGAAAAGACGGTCAAATTGCCCTTGCACACGTCTGCCAGCCACACATGAGGGTTGGATTGACGCTTGGCCGACCAGCCGAACTTACGCAAGAAACGACCTATCTTAGGCGTGAGCAATTGTCCAACACTCGACGGCAGAAAAATGCTGGAGTAAAACTGCCCGCGTCCAGGGCCGTACTGCGACGGCTTGGGCATGAACCCCAAGAGCGTGAGTGGGTCGCAAAAACTGCAGTTGGCCACACCTTGGATAAGGATATCGTCGCCGCCGGCCATGATGCGGACGCCGACAAGCGAAGGATTGGCGCGAGAAATCGCAAAGCGATGCATGAATATGTTCAATAGTGTGTTCTCTACGGAGGTGTTGGAGTGACCGCTGGTGCGTCTGTGGACGACAGGTTCGATACACAGACCTCCGCGGAAATTCGTCTGACCAGAGATCGATGCGCGGAGAACGTCGATGATGTGTGCGGGAAACCGAAAGTAAGAGTACATGTCCAACATCATGTGCATGTAGTCCTCAACTATGCACGAATCAAATCGAGACATATCGGTGCCGATTGATGGCTGCTCGGGATCGTAGAATGCACCGAGCTGCAAAGCCGACTTGCCGGGGGCGTAGTACATCGCCGCCGCGGGGTCAAGGCCGCCTAAAGTGGACGCTGCGAGCTTAGAAAGCTTGTACAAATAGGGCCCAATTGTAACCTTGACGCGATCGCTCGAGGCTTGAATGAGCCGAGCGGGTTTAGAGGCATCGAAGCTGACCTCGACTTTGAGAAAGCCGGATTTCTTGTAATCACGCTCGCAGAGCGGAGACGTGGACAGCGACTCCAACGCCTTGATGTGGAGCGCCTGCTTCGCTGGGGAAAAGTGGCTATTCCACTCAGCGAAAG